CTCTTCAAGTGGACCTTCGACGGCGACGGTCACAAGGGAGGCGCATGAGCCGCACACCTATCGGACAGCCGCGTGTGTTCGACACGCCCGGCCACGAGTGTGCCCACGCAGACAAGGGCGCGTGTCCTCTCTGCCGCACGGCACATCCCATCGTCCGCCTCGGTCCCCTCTCGGGGAAACAGCGGGCCTACCTCGCGGACGCCATCAAGCGGGCGCTCCGCACTCGTTCACCACTCAGTGTTCATCTCTAGCCTAGAGAGAACAGGAGACTCAACAGGCATGGCAAACAAGATGCAGGTCGCTCCTGCCGGGATCGCGATGTACCCCCGGCTCACGTCCCCCGACACGAAGTTCGATGTGAGGGGATTCTACGGCACGAAGGTCCGCATGAGCCCGACCCCCGAGGTCGAGGCGTTCATCGCGATGCTCGACGCCGCAGCCGATGCCGCGCAGCGGGACGCCGAGGCCGAGCGCAAGGCGAGCAAGAAGCCCGGCAAGGCGATCAAGCTGGCCGACAAGTCGTGGTATCGCGACGAGGACAGCGGCGAGTACGTCGTCAACTTCAAGATGCTGGCCTCTGGCAAGACGAAGGCTGGCAAGGAATTCACGCAGAAGCCCGCCCTGTTCGACGCGAAGGGCACCCCGCTTCCGGCTGACGTCATGATCGGTGGCGGCTCGCTGCTGAAGGTCGCCTACGAGATGAACCCGTTCGTGGCCCCCATCGGCGCGGGCGTGTCTCTCCGTCTGAAGGCGGCGCAGATTCTCGACCTGAAGGAGTACGGTCAGGCGAGCGCCGACAGCTACGGCTTCGGTCAGGAGGATGGCTTCGAGGCACCCGCCGCGACGTCCTTCCCCACGTCGGACGACAGCAACGAGAGCAGCGAAGAGACCACGTCCGAGGAGACTGATTCCCCGGACTTCTAGTAGTGCGTCCTCGAAGACAGTCCCGGAGCGTCGGCCTCGTTGAAGGTTGGCGCTCCGGGTTCGAGGAGGAGATTGCGTCGGAGTTGAAGCGGCTCGGTGTTCCAGTGCAGTACGAGCCCTTCGTCATCAGGTACGAGCAACCCTCCAAGGCCCGGCGCTACACCCCGGACTTCGTTCTCCCCAACGGCATCATCATCGAAACCAAGGGACGCTTCGTCACGCAGGACCGACAGAAGCATCTCCTGATCCAAGCACAGCACCCCTCCCTCGACATCCGCTTCGTGTTCTCGAATGCCAACACGCGCATCTCGAAGCAATCGAAGACCACCTACGCGGCGTGGTGCGAGGCGAAGGGCTTCCTCTACACGAGCAAGCACATCCCCACTGTGTGGCTGCGGGAGCCCGCAAACCCTGCGGCTCTCCGGGCCATCAAGGAGTTGATGACATCATGAGATACGAACAGGGCAAGCTCGCCATCTACGTCGGTGAGCCGGATTGCTTCTACCCCCACATCGACCAGTTCGGTCTGGTCCTGATCGACGCTGCGTTCGGCCAGCCGTTCAACGACTGCCGAGTGACCTGTGGGCGGGAAGGCACCATCTCGGAGTACATCCAGAAGAAAGACCTGCGGCTGGTAGGCGTTCTCTAGTGCCTACCCGCTCCAGCACGAACTACATCGCCATCCACTGCTCGGCCACGCAGCCGAAGATGAACATCGGCGTCGAGACCATCCGCCTCTGGCACGTCAAGGAGCGGGGCTGGTCCGACATCGGCTACCACTACGTCATCCGCAGGGATGGAACGGTTGAACACGGACGTGATGTCCTCGAAGTCGGAGCGCACGTCCAGGGATTCAATCACAACAGCATCGGCATCTGCCTCGTCGGTGGAGTCGATGCAGCCGGACACTCCGAGCACAACTTCACGTCGCAGCAGATGGACTCGTTGTTCTCGCTCGTCTCCGTGCTTCAGAACCGCTGGCCCACCGCCGTCGTGCAGGGCCACCGGGATTTCCCAGACGTCACGAAGGACTGCCCCTGCTTCGACGTGAAGCTGTGGTGGTCCGTTCGCAGAGCATACACGCTGAACCCATAGGAGAAGGGCCATGACGGCTATCCGAGGACAACGCAAAACCCACCGCAGGCCCAAGGCCAAGTGGGGCATCGAAAGCAGCGGACAGCGGAGCGAGTCTCTGCTCTCCGGTAAGCTCGTCCCCCGCGACTGTGCGTCCTGTCTCGTGACCGTCATGGCCCCAGCGGGGGCTGGGCGTGTGATCTGCGGGACCTGCACACTGAAGCAGGCCCACAACGACGAACGCAAGAACGGCATCCGTCCACTCGCAAAGGGAGGTCGATGACCGACACCGACAACACCTTCATCCGACATGAGCCCTGCCCGGAGTGCGGCTCCCGAGACAACCTCGGGCGCTACGCCGATGGCGGGGCTTACTGCTTCGGGTGCGGACATTGGGAAAAGGGCGACGGCGAGTTGCGCCAGAGAGAAGGAGGACGCATGAAGGCAGACCTGATCTCGGGCGAGGTCGTTGGGCTCCCTGTCCGGGGCATCACCGAGGAGACAGCCCGCAAGTTCAAGTACATGTACGGCGACTACCACGGACGCAAAGTCCAGATCGCTCCGTACTACGACAGCAACGGCAACATGGTAGCGCAGAAGCTCCGCTTCAAGGACAAGAGCTTCATGGTCCTCGGGGACCTATCCGAGGCCCTGCCGTTCGGCTCGCAGGCGTTCCCCAAGTCGGGGAAGAAGATCGTCGTGACCGAAGGCGAGATCGATGCCATGTCGATGTCGCAGGCGCAGGGGAACAAGTGGCCGGTCGTCTCCATCTCGTGCGGAGCCGGGGCGCAGATCAAGAAGTACATGGCGAAGCACAAGCAGTTCTTCGACCAGTTCGATCAGGTCGTCATCATGTTCGACAGCGACGAGCCCGGTCGCGAGGCTGCGAAGGTCGCCGCCAGCATCATTGGAGCCAAGGCCCGCATTGCCGAGCTACCGCTCAAGGATGTGAACGAGATGCTGGTCGAGGGCCGGGTGCAGGAACTGATCGACGCGATGTGGAAGGCCACCGAGTACCGGCCTGAAGGCATCGTGGACATGATCGGGCTGAAGGACGCAGTCATGGAGCGCCCGCACGTTGGGCTCTCGTGGGCCTTCCCCGCTCTCACCACACTCACCTACGGTATCCGCACCGGAGAGTTGTATGCCTTCGGCGCAGGCACCGGCATCGGCAAGACAGACTTCTTCGCGCAGAACATCGTCCACCTGATCCGCGAGCATGGCGTGTCAGTCGGCGTGTTCTCGCTGGAGCAGAACCCCACCGAGACCGCGACCCGGATCGCCGGGAAGATCGCTGGCAAGCCCTTCCACATCCCGCAGGAAGAAGCCGGGTGGGAGGACAGCGACCTCGACGCCTCGTGGGCCGAGCTTCAGAAGAGCGGCAAGGTCTTCCTCTACGACTCCTTCGGGAACAACGATTGGGAGATCATCAAGGAGAAGATCGAATACCTCGCGAACGCGGAGGGCGTCCGGTACTTCTTCCTCGACCACCTCACTGCGCTGGCAGCATGGCAGGAGGACGAGCGCAAGGCCCTGGAGATCATCATGTCGGACATGGGCTCGCTCGTGAAGAAGCTGAACATCGCTCTCTTCTTCGTCTCACATCTCGCAACCCCCGATGGCAAGCCCCACGAGGAAGGCGGACGGGTCATGATCCGCCACTTCAAGGGCTCCCGAGCTATCGGGTACTGGTCGCACTACATGATCGGCATGGAGCGAGACCAGCAGGCCGACGACATTCGCAAGCGGCTGACCACCACGGTGCGCGTACTCAAGGATCGCTACACCGGGCGGGCCACCGGCCAGATGTTCTACCTCGGCTACGACTTCGAGACCGGAATGCTCTTCGAGGCCCAGGCCCCGGAGAACCAATCCGCCACCGCGCATGGGTTCAAGGACGAGTCCATGCTTTCGACTGCTGACAAGACAGGAGACTTCTAGTGAAGTACAACACCGCTCGCCGCATCAAGCGGTTCGTGGCGGGAGTCGCGTTGTTCATGGTGGCGAACCTCTCGTGGGGCATCGTCACCACCGTCCCCTCCCTCTACAACGCTGGCGAGGAGACCGTCTTCATCCTGGTCTACTCCCTCATTCGTATGTCGATCCTCACCGTGATCGGCTACCTCGCCATCACCGTGTGGTCCGACTACTCGCCCAGACAGCCCAAGTATCGCTAACCCAGGAGGAGCCCGTGAAGAACGTCATCCTTGACGTTGAAACGGACAACCTCCTCGACCAACTCACTCGCATCCACTCGCTCGTTCTGCGGGACCTCGACACCAACGAGGTCTACTCCTGCACGGACGACGGTGATCCTGCGGAGTACCACACCATAGAGCAGGGGCTATCGCTCCTCAGCGAAGCCGAGCGAGTCTATGCCCACAACGGCATCCGATTCGACCTGCCAGCGATCCAGAAGGTGTACCCGGAGTTCCGCCTGAAGGGGGAGCTTCGGGACACCTACATCACCGCCTGCTTTCTCTGGGCCCACATCGCGGACGCCGACTACGAACTCGTGCGGCGGGGCAGGATGCCCTCGCGTCTCGTGGGAAGCCACGCCCTCGAAGCATGGGGGTATCGGCTCGGTGACGTGAAGATCAAGTACGATGGTGGTTGGGACACATGGTCGAAGGAGATGCAGGTCTACTGCGAGCAGGACACCGCAGTCACGAAGATGCTGGTCGAGAAGATTCAGGCGACCGGCATTCCGCAGGAGGCAATGGAGATCGAACACGAACTAGCCGCGTACCTGCACCAGATGGAACGCAACGGCTGGCCCTTCCACTTCGAGAAGGCCATCGAACTCCAGGGGAAACTTGCGGCCCGCCGACAGGAACTCGAGCGGACCCTCATTGACCTGTTCGGAACGTGGTATGCCCCGGACGGCACCACGACACCGAAGCGGTCGATGAAGCGCAGTGGTGGGTACGACGGCGCACCCAAAGAACAGATCACTGCGGGCATGGCGTACACGAAGATCAAGCAGGTGGAGTTCAATCCCTCCAGCAGGGACCACATCGCGAACCGCCTTCAGTCGCTCTACGGGTGGAAGCCGGAACACTACACCGACAACGGGAAGCCGCAGGTTGACGAGCAGACCCTCTCGGGTCTCCCGTACCCTCCGGTCCCGATGCTGGTGGAGTACCTGCTGATCGTGAAGCGCCTCGGCCAACTGGCTGAGGGCAAGCAGGCGTGGCTCGGCCACATGACCAAGGACGGGCCCGAGGGCGGGAAGCTCACCGGGCTCTACCACATCCACGGTCGGGTCAAGCAGAACCATGCCATCACTCACCGCGCCGCACACTCGAACCCGAACCTGGGACAGGTGCCAGCGGTCCACTCCCCCTACGGGGGCGAGTGCCGGGAACTCTTCATGGTCCCGGACGGATGGGTGCAGGTCGGAGCCGATGCCTCAGGTCTGGAGCTTCGTGCCCTGTCGCACTACATGGCCCGCTACGACGACGGGGCCTACGTCAAGGTCATCCTCGAAGGGGACGTTCACACCACCAACCAGACCGCCGCCTCTCTCGACACACGAGATCAGGCGAAGACGTTCATCTACGCCTTCCTCTACGGGGCTGGCGACAAGAAGATCGGCACCATCGTTGACTCGCTCGCGAGCGAAGCAGCGAGACAGGCCATCGGTCGCAAGCTCAAGAACAAGTTCCTGAAGAACACCCCGGCCCTGGCGTACCTCGTCCGCGATGTGAAGGCGAAGGCGCGGAAGGACGGTTACCTCCGTCTCCCTGACGGACGCCGGGTCTACATCCGCAGTGAACACGCAGCCCTCAACTCTCTACTTCAGGGAGCGGGGGCCATCATCTGCAAGCGGTGGATCGTGGAGTTCAATCGGCGGCTCACGAAGCTGTACGGGCCGCAGGGATGGAACGGGAAGTGGGCTGGCCTCGGCTGGATTCACGACGAGGTCCAGCTAGCCGTTCGCCCGGAGATCGTGCCCGACGTCCAGCGCATCCTTGTCGAATCCATCCAGCATGTCACCTCCGTCTTCCAGTGGCGTTGTCCGCTCGACGGTGAGGCCAAGGCTGGAGCCAACTGGAAGGAGACTCACTGATGGAGGACGACATACGCTTCATCGTTCGCGACGAGATCGCCAACCTGATCTTCCTCGGAGTGGGCTGCATCGCACTCGGATGGTTCGGTGCGTGGCTGATTCTGTAGAGCGGCCCATCTGCCCGTGGTGTACCGAACGCCACGACACTCCCCTCACCTTGTGTCCCCGATGTGAGCAACTCGCGAAGCTGATGAAGCAGAAGCGAGGACAGCCCATCACGGAGCAGTCCCACCCCAACCCATGACAACCGAACCCTGCATCGACTGCGGGGCACCTAAGCGTGTCCCCAGTCGCAGGGTCTGTCGTGACTGCGTTCGGAAGCAGAACAGGGAATCCCGGAAGCGATACCGCGAGACGCACCCAGAGCGGGCCAAGGCCTCGAACAACAAGTGGCGTAGGAAGAACCCGCACAAGGTGAGGCTCCACAAGATCAAACAACTCTACGGGCTTTCCAAGCGTGAGTACGAGGCGCTCCTGCTCGAACAGCAGGGGCGATGCGCGATCTGTCACGTCGAGGACTCCCTCGTCGTAGACCACAGCCACTCAACCGGAGCGGTGCGTGGTCTCCTCTGCCACGCCTGCAACACCGCTCTCGGTCTCATGCGCGACGACCCTGACGTTCTCTGCACCGCAGCGGCCTACATAGAGAGGACCAAACTTGAGAACCCTATTGCTTGACGGGGACACCGTCATCTTCGCTGGCGCATCGACCGCCGAGTACGAAGCACGGTGGGATGAGTGGCTCTGGACGCTCCATGCCGACTTCGGTGAGGCCGTCCGCCACGTCGATCACCAGATAGCAAGCATCGTGGAGGGACTGAAGGGCGACGGACTCATCATCGCCCTCTCGGACAACGAGCGGTTCCGTCCGAAGATCATGCCAGAGTACAAGGCGAATCGGAAGGGCCGTAAGCCGGTCGTGTACCAAGCGGTGCGCGACTACGTCCACGAGAAGTACGAGACCTACCAGAGGCCGGGCCTCGAAGGCGACGACGTCCTCGGCATCCTCGGGACACACCCGAAGATCATCAAGGGCGAGAAGGTCATCGTCTCCATCGACAAGGACCTCAAGACCATCCCAGGTCTCCACAACAACTACGCCAAGGGCCACGAGACGCACACCATCTCGGTCTCTGAGGCTGACTACTACCACCTCTTCCAGACGCTCACAGGCGACACGACGGACGGCTACAAGGGCTGTCCCGGCATCGGCCCGGTGAAGGCGCAGCGTCTCCTCGAACCAGCGTGGCGCAACGACGAGTTCGACGTCGTCCTCGGCTGGCAGATCGTCCTCAATGCCTACCTCGCCGCGAAGCTCGGGGAGGAGGTCGCCCTACAGAACGCTCGTGTCGCTCGAATCCTACGCGACACCGACTACGACTTTGACCGCAAGGAGGTCATCCTGTGGACACCACAGCAGTGAACACGGAGAAAGCTGGCGGCTCCCGCTTCTCGGCAGGTAAGCCGGGTGGCTGGTGGTACGCACCCCTCT